TCCATGCGTGGCGATTACGCTCATGGGCAGCGACTAGGGCGGCGAAGCGTTCAAGCTCATTGAACGGCAAAACTGCACGTTCACCCCAAACTACTCGCGCCATGCGGATGATTTCGTCTTGTGTCATTTATTCTTCTCCCTATCAGCGGCAATGACGGCACGGGCAAGACCAATAACCCATTTTTCAGATTTTTCATTTAGCAAAAACGGAAAACGCCCAATCCAAAAACGAATCTCATCATCCGTCAAATCTTGCAAAGGATTGCAGGGGTCTTTTGTACGGACAACATGCGTAGCATGTGTATCTTGCTTCGCAAGTGGGGCGGCGTAGAGTGGTTCAACAACACCATCAACAATGGACTCTGGCTTGCTACCAAACACAAACTCATGGCGGTTTTTATATTGCACAAACCACGCCACCGGCTCCAAGGTTGCGTCAGCAAGCTGACTTTGCTCTGCTTGCTCGGCTTTAACATAACCCCATACCGTAGCCAGTCGTTTCTGTACTGACTTGCAGTTGAGGTTTAGTTCTGGCTCGGCTAACGCTTTTCGCAGGGCGGCTGTTGCTAGTTCATATTTCCGTGCCGCAACAACCGTTCCGCTGCTGTAATGCAGTTCTTCCAAAGCCTCTAACGCCATTCGCAGTACTTCGTCCAGCTCAATTTTTAATGTCACAGTACTTCCTCCTGATTAGTGAGAAACTCTTGCACTTGTTTGTTAGCAAGATATGCTTCCAGTTTATCATAGATAACAGGATTTTGTTTTATTAGAATATCAAAAAACATATCTGAATCCATATCACAGCATTTTTCTACATCCATTGCTGTGAAACACATAAACTGTTCTAGGTATGTTGAATCTTCTGGCATGATATTAACTCCTAAAGTTGGCATGATTCTTGCTATAAAGCTATATAATTATATAATTAAATATAAATATATAATACTAATAGTATAAATATATAATATATAGAATAATACATATAATTATATTTTATCTATAGTAAATGTTTTATTATCTTTATTATATGTAATAACTAGATTGTCATCTAGCTGTTTCATATAACCCCATGTGATTTTATCACCATTCACACGACAATAATACGTCACCAAGTGTGGTGTGTCAAGTTTATTGCCCACCATTTCCTGTAACTTTTCTCGTTGTCATCTCGTTGTTCCAAGATTCCATCCAAACGTCACGACCACTGCTCATAATAATGCCCTCCAAGGCTACGTAATCGCGCTATATGCGATTTGTTTAGTGTTAGGTATACCCTACTATAGGTCAACTAGTTTTGATCTCTTCTAGAGCGTTCTGGGAAAGTTGCGTCATTCCACAATGACCGACCGTTGGCAAGAATAAAATCAAGTGCAGAACACCAGCCATTTTTAAATGCAAGATATTCTTCTTGCGTGAACATCTCGTCAAAGTCAGCGATGTATGCGTCCCATGCTTTTAAAAATTCATTTCCGTTCATTATCATCACCATCTTGAATATTATCTGTCCACAGACTGAAAATTACTTCTTGAAATTCTAAATATAAATTAGAATCAGGATCAATATTAGAATTCTCTGCAAATTTTACCATTGTGCTAATCATATCGGAACGTTTCATTTTATAAACCCCTTGTAAAATAATCTAAAGCCAACCAGATATAACAGAAAACAGTGATGCCCATTACCAATAACATAAAACTTAAGATTTTGTTAATCATAATGCTGATTCTCCACATTGTAATAACGCATAATTAAATGCTTCTTGTGGTGTTGGTTGATATTGCTTTGCCTGTTTAATCTGCTGACAGGGTAGGTATGCTTCAATGGTTTGCTTACCCGCGATGTCAGTAAATATGAGTTTTGGTTTATCGGATAGCATTATGCTGCGTCCTGTAGTGCTTCGTACTGTTCAATCAAATATTCTAGCGTAGGACTATCTTTGTCTGCTATCTGTTCAATGTAGCAGATCGCGGTATCCAATAATTCGAATAGTTTATTTTCTTTGATAGTGTTTTCCATTTTAAGCACCTTTGATAGATAGGATTGTTTCTTTGTTGACAGCACGATACGCATTATTCTGCATATCAAATACGATTAAGTATTTGTCTGGGTCTGTGGTACGCTTGCCACCCTTTAGATACTTGGTGACACCCATTCGGCAGTTCATAACGCGGATTGTACCATTTTTTTTGATGAATGTCACAGTGAAAATGCGACCCTTGAAACCTTCAATGATATGCTCAATGTTTTTCATAATATGAAATGCTCCCATTTAGATTAAGATTCAGGATGTGGGCGGTCTGCTGCCCTACGTGCCAGATTGATTAATTCCTCGGCTTCGTCATCATACAGCCCGTAATGATCCGCAAAGCCACCGATTGTTAGAAAATTGTTTTTCCAATCCTGCCAGACTGCTATTAATTGTTCGCGAGACATGATGACCGACCCCTATTAAATTAAAGTTAATGCCCATAGACAGAGGGCGAACCACACCACACACACGAAAGCCCATAGATACCATTTCATAATTAACCCTCCCATACCTTGCGGATATCCATATCGCGCATTACAGACTGTTCTATAAACTTTACTGCCGAGACTGACAGCCAATCATAGATATTGGTGCGCAGTGGATCACTACCCACGTATACATTATTAATGAAAAACCCATTTTCCTCTGTATCGTCATCGTAATACTCGCACCACAGGTTATCCATTGTTACCTTGATATTTGGCATGATTAACTCCAATTAGCAGGAATACAATGTGTCAAGAGCTTCGTCCAAATCACGGGCGAACTCGCTGTTTGTGTTGTATGTATCCGTGAAGCTGTCGCCCCACCAAGCACCTTCAACAGTACCTTTAACAGTATCAATCCAGATATTAGGGCCACCGAAGGCGACTAACAAACGAGCACCACGTAGTGTGCGGTCAGAATTGAGAATCCAGTTGATATCTAACACATCTTCTAAATACTTGAAAGCGTCTTGATACTCGCCGTCTTCGTCTTCGGTGCCGTAGCCGTCATATCCACTATTCATAGTGTTGATGATATGCATAACGTGATCTTTGATTTTGTCAGACATGATATAATCCTATAGTGTTGTAATGTTTGTATGGTGTAGTGATCTATCACCATGACTACATAATAACATATCAATCCTAGAATGCAAGCGTTTTGTGTGAATATATTTTAATAGATAACGCATAATCCAATAGTCTGTAGCTATCACTAATTGTGCAGCTATGGTGCAGGTAGACTGTGGATAACTATGTGGATAACTGTGTAAGAATTGTGGATAACTTTGTAAGCCTGTGCTGATGGTAAGTTATTGATTATATATTATCGTGAAATATTACATATAAAAACACTATATCTAGTGGTATAGTAACTGTGTAAACACTATATGTAGTGGTATAATATATTTCTATATAATATAAAGACATAGTCTATATTTTTATAGATTCAAAACCCATCGAATATCATGGCATAGTATATATTAATATATTATATCCCCCCGTTAACTGTGTAGTGACGGTGCAGTGAACTGTGAAGGGGGGTGGGGGGGAAAAGTTTGTGCTATGGATATTGACGTAACACACACTGACAAAATTTTTATAATTTTTAAAACAAGGGGGGGAGTGCTAAATAGCAATTTGTCTGCATTTGTTTACAAATACTAACACTTTGTGTGTAGTCCATTAGGATCATAAAGTGATGCTAACAGACTATGTATCATAAAGAAGTCATAAAACGCTTTGTGACGCATTTATAAGACAAAGTAATACCTATCCCTAGGGTGACACGAAATAATGCGTTACAGACTCTTTAAAGGGGCTTGACGGGGCTGCTCGTTGTGGGGACAGCATACCACAACTCGCTTGAGAAGATCTTATACAGGAATTAGACTACACTATATAGTTACTGTATAGTTACTTCTCAATAGTTATAAAGCTTTATAACTAATATAAATAATAATAAATATAAATAAATAGTAATATATTTATAATTTATTATATATTATTATAAATATAAATAATAATATATATAATAAATAATATAACTATAACATAACTACTCAATAGTTACTCTATAGACTCTATAGTTACTATATAGTTATAGGGTATCATAGAATGTTAATCGTGTCAAGAACTTTAGTTCACATTGTGTGTTGTATACCCAAATTAGGTATATTTGTGTGGTTTTTGCAATAACTTGCCTTGTAGGTATTGACAGACTGTAAATAATTTGGTACAATTAATACATAAGGGAGGAAATAACCTCTGTATTTTACAAGGAGCCAACCAAGATGGCAGGTGGTAAATACGTCTATGTTGCTGCGCCTAAGAAGAATGACATCTCACAGGATGACAGAGCGCAGTGGTCTGAGAAGAAAAAACTTGAGGTTCTAGCGTTTTATGTGGCAAATGGCTCAGTCGCAGAGACATCACGCCAATGCGCTGTGCCTTACCGAACCATCATGATGTGGAAGTCACAAGATTGGTGGAAAGATAAAGTACGTGATATCCAGTCAGAAGATTATGATCGGTTAGATGCAAAACTTACCAAAGCATTAGAAAAAGCTTTGGATAAAGTAATAGATAGAATTGAAAATGGCGATGAAGTCTACGACTCACGCACAGGAGGCACAATTCGTGTTGGTGCAAAGCTACGTGACTTGAATACTGCCTTTAATGGTTTAATGGACAAGCGTCAGCTAATCCGCAAACAACCAACAAAGATTGTGGAACAACAGAACACCGCGACTCAGCTACAGAATCTTGCAAACCAATTTGCTGCCTTCGTGAGTGGCAAGCCTGTTAAAGAAACTGTAGATCAACTGGCATACATTGATGGTGAGAATGTTGAACAGGACGATGACGGCACATATCGTGTCATTGACAATACAGTAGGAGATGACGATGCCGTTCATGACAAACGGGAAACGTGATTATAAAAAAGAATTAGCTTGGGAAAAGAAAAAGAAACCCAAGCGTGTTGAGGATCGTGCTCAACGTAACGCAGCGAGGGCTACTGTGGCAAAAGCAAAGGGTGTCAAACCTACAGCTATTAAAGGCGATGTGGGTCACAAGAAGGCAATTAGCCGTGGTGGTCAGAACGGTTTAGCTAATTTATTTGTACAAAACGCATCTGCTAATCGCAGTTTTGCACGTACGAAGACTGGTGCAATGAAGTCTGAAACATCCAAGCGGGAGCGCAAGGGTAAAATCTAAGGAGATTTGTGATGGCAGGACAACCTAAAATTGAATATCCAAAACTGACTAAAGAAATTGTAGAAGGTTTTGCTACATCCTGTCTAACAAAATACTATGATGACGCATCACAATTCGCTGACTTCCATAGAGAGTGGTGGGATCTTTGTTGTTCTGATGATAAGTTCGTTGCTATTTGTGCTCCTCGCGGACATTCTAAATCTACCACTATTACGATCACTTATACTTTGGCTGCGGCATTGTTTAGACAGCGCAAGTATATTCTTATTGTAGCTGACACAGAAGCACAGGCATCACTGTTCTTAGGACAGATAAAACAAATTCTGTATGATTCTGCTGAGATCCACAACTTGTTTGGTCTTCAAATGGGACCCAAGGGTGTCGAGTTTGAGAAAGATACAGAAACAGATATCATCGTGAAATTCGCTGATCAAAACTCTTTCCGCATTGTGGCGAAAGGTGCTGAGCAAAAGTTACGTGGTATGTTGTGGTCAGGTCAGCGTCCTGACATGATTGTAATTGATGATTTGATGAATGAGGAACTAGTAGCGAACAAAGACCGCCGCGACAAACTACGTCGATGGGTCTACGGCTCACTGATTCCCTGTCGTTCTGAAAAAGGCATTATCCGCTTTGTGGGCACACCCATGAACTTGGATGATCCCTTGGAATCATTAATGCCAAAAGAAAACGCTAAGACTACTATTGTTGAAGATTTAAAAACATATAGTACAAAGAAACAAGGTATGTGGCGTTCAGTCAAATATAGAGCACATAACTCTGATTATAGTGCCATATTGTGGAAAGAACGTAAAACAAAATCTTTCTTTGAAGAGTTACGCCATGACTTCCAAGAACAGGGTATCCCTGAAGTATATGCTTGTGAGTACCTGTGTAACCCTGTGGATGATAGCATTCGCTATTTCCGTAAAGGCGATTTTCTACACATGACTGAAGAAGATCGTAAGAAGAATAAAACATTTTACATTACTGCTGACTTGGCGATTTCACAAAAAGAACGTGCCGACTATACAGCTATTGTAGTAGGAGGTATGGATGCTAATGGGCAACTACATATTGTTAACGTTATTCGGGAACGATTGTCTGGGGATGAAATTGTCTCTACTCTTTTAGCGTTACAAAACATATATAATCCGATTGCTTTCGGAATCGAAGATACGCAGATTTCTAAAGCACTTGGACCATACTTAAATCGTGCCATGATGGAAACAGGCAATTACTTAAATATAAGTATGCTAAAACCACATCGTCAAGATAAGATTCAACGTGCTCGTAGTATTCAGGCACGTATGAGAGCAGGTATGGTGAAGTTTGACAAACAAGCCGATTGGTGGGAAATGTTTGAGACTGAATGTATGACTTTCCCACGTGCGAGACACGATGACTGTGTTGACGCATTGGCTTATCAGGGTATTCTTATTGATTCTATGTCTGAAGGTTTAACTGAAGAAGAATTAGAAGAAGAAGAATATGAACGTGAATATGAAGAATCTGGTGATCGTTATCAAGGTCGCTCAACTGTGACAGGTTATTAAATATGAAAATCTCTGATGTATTAGATTCTGTGAATATCGCAGAAGATCTAGACAAAGATCAGCTAATCAAAATTGGTCGCCAAGTCTGTGAGGGTTTTGATACCGATATCTCTTCCCGTAAGCCTTGGGAGAAGGATCTTGAATCTTGGACAAAGCTTGCTCTCCAAATTTCAGATATTAAAACATTCCCTTGGACGGGTGCTGCAAACATTAAATATCCCCTTCTGGCTACTGCTGCTATGCAGTTTGCTGCTCGTGCCTATCCTACACTCGTACCTTCAAATGGTCAGGTCGTTAAATGCAAGGTTGTAGGATTTGACCCAACAGGGGAAAAAGAAAACCGTGCTCATCGCGTGTCAGTTCACATGTCCAATCAGGTCATGAATGAAATGGATGGATGGGAAGAAGACATGGATAAGCTACTTATCTCTCTTCCTATTGCCGGTACTTGCTTTAAGAAAACATATTGGGATAGCGCGAAGCAAGTTAATTGCTCAAAGCTAGTGCTACCTAAGTATCTCGTAGTGAATTACGATACTCGCTGCCTAGAAGATGCAGAACGTGTGACTGAAGTTATTTACATGTCACCACGTAAAGTTAAAGAACGTATGAATGAAGGTATTTTCCTAGAAGTTGATCTAGGAGAACCTAGTGGTACTGATCCACTCGCATATGATCGTGTTAACACAGCATTCCAAATTGGAACAGGTGGCGATGATCAAACAACTCCATATGCGTTTTATGAACAGCATACATTCCTAGACCTTGACGATGACGGCTATGCCGAACCATACATCGTTACTGTAGAAGCTGATAGTCAGAAGGTAGTACGTATTGTACCTCGTTTTAATCCTTCTGGAGTTAAAGTAGATGAAAAGGGTAATATCATATCCATTGAGCCTACTCAGTATTATACTAAGTACGATTTCATACCTAACCCTGACGGCGGTTTTTACTCTATCGGTTTTGGACGCTTACTCGGACCTCTCAACGAAGCAGCTAACACCATTATCAATCAATTGGTCGATGCTGGCTCCCTCAGCAATCTCCAAGCCGGTTTCATCGGTAAGGGATTACGAATCAAGATGGGTGAAGCCAAGTTCTCACCGGGTGAATGGAAAGCAGTCAACGCCACAGGCGACGACATCAAGAAACAAATCTTCCCACTACCTGTACGTGAACCTAGCGCAGTTCTAATGAATCTACTACAGCTACTACTTACTTCCGGTAAGGAACTAGCTTCTGTAGCCGAGATCTTCGTTGGCAAAATGCCCGGTCAGAATACTCCTGCTACCACAACAATGGCTACCATTGAACAAGGTATGAAGGTATTCACTGCGGTATATAAGCGTATCTATCGTAGTCTAGCTAAGGAATTCCAAAAGCTATATGTACTCAATCGTGAGTATATGAACCCAGAAGAATATGTTGATGTACTAGATCAACCAGTACCTCAATCAGATTACATGGGTCCAGAGAACGACATCGTTCCGGGTGCTGATCCTACAGCAGTTTCTTCACAAGAGAAACAAGCCAAGGTACAAGCACTCATGCAAATTATGCAGTTGGGTACTATTAACCCACAAGCTGTTACCAAGTTGTATCTAGAAGCGTTTGAGATTCCTAATCCTGAACAATACATGATGCAACCTCCACCACCACAGCCTGATCCAAAGCAACTAGAAATGGAAGCTAAGATGCAGCTAGAGCAACAAAAGGCTCAGATGCAAATGGAACTAGCCAGCGGTAAGTTGGAGATTGAACGCAGTGCTGCTGAAAATGAAGCAGCAATGAAACAGCGTTTATTGGAACAAGAACTAGAAATGAAACAAGTTGAAGCAATTCTCAAATCACGTGCTGCACAAGCAGGGCATGTTCAGAATATGCGACACGATGCTGAACGTCATGCTATGGATATGGCAAAACGTTCACAACAAGAAAAAAAGAAATAACAACTAACTAAAAGACATTTTCCAGAGAGGAATATATGACAGTTATTACAGCCAGTGATTTCATTGAGTGGAAGTCAAATCCTGTTACTAAAGCTTTCTTTGAAGCATGTAACGAGAGGATTGAGGATGCAAAAGATAATCTCTCCATTAGCGCAGGTATCGACAGCACCCAAGACAATTTAATTCGGGGCATTATTTATGCTTACCGAGAAATGCAAGAGTTCCGCATTGATGATCTAGAAGGAGAAGAAGTATGATTAAAATCCTACTACATCACATCCTTGTAAAACTAGACGATGCTACTGAAGCAGATGACACATACAAACGTGCTAAAGCTGCTGGCATTGTACTAGAACTAGATAAGCGAGAACAAGCTGCTGTCGAATACGGCACTGTGGTTAAAATCGGTCCTACGGCATTTAAAGACCTAGGGCGTGACCCAACCATTTTGAAAGAAGGTGATCGTATCTCTTTTGCGCGGTATTCCGGCAAAAGTCTAAAAGACTCAGATGGTACTGAGTACCTGCTCTTAAATGATCAGGATGTTTTAGTTGTTATTGAATAAAGGAAAATAAGATGGATGAAGTCATTCAGTCTGCTCCAGAAGCAGTAGAACCACAGGTGGAAACACAACAAGTAGCAGAGCAATCAACACCACAAGTTGATCCCTATGAAGAAGCAGCCCGTAAAGAAGGCTGGCGACCAAAGGATGAGTTTGAAGGCGACCCAGAGAAGTGGCGACCTGCAAAAGAATTCGTTGAACGCGGGGAACTCTTTGGTAAGATTGATACACTCGGTAAAGAACTTAAGGAAACTAAGAAAGCCCTTAAGATGTTGCAGGAGCATAACTCTAAAGTAAAAGAAACCGAGTTTAAACGTGCAGTAGAAGAATTGAAGAGTCTTCAAAAGAAGCACCTTGAAGAAGGTAATTCAGATGAATATCTAAATACTACAGAACTTCTAACTGACCTAAAGGCAGAACAGAAGGCACGAGAAGTACTAAATCAACAGCAAGCTGCTCAGCAAAAAAATCAAGTAGACCCACGCTTCACTGAATGGGCTGCTAAGAACTCATGGTATGAAAAAGATGCTGAAATGAAGCAGTTTGCTGATACTCTAGGTCTAGGCTACGCACAGGCTAATCCCGGTGTAGATCCAGACGTTGTTTTAGAGTATGTTTCTAAGCAGGTTCGTCAGGCTTTCAAAGACAAATTTGAAAACCCTAATCGAAATCGCCCATCTGCGGTTGAAGGCAAAAGCACTCCATCCACAGCTAAGAAAGACTCCATCGAACTAACCGACGATGAGCGTCGAGTCATGAATACTTTTATTCGTCAAGGTGTCATGACTAAAGAAGAATATATTGCCCAAGTAAAGGCTATGCGAGGTTAATATGAGCAAGACTACAGAAAAGCGCGTTACAAGAAAACCATTACATCAACGTGGTCCACACACCATCTCTGGGGAGAAAGATCCCAATTTCCAATATCGTTTTGTAAATGACATTGGCAGCCGAATTCATCAAATGAAGGAAGCTGGTTATGAAATCGTCACAGATGACGATATGGTTGTTGGTGAAGCACGTGTATCAGACCCTACTTCTCAAGGTTCAGGAAAACGAGTTATTAGCAAAGACGGCACTGTTGCGTACCTAATGCGACAAAAGAAAGAATGGTACGAAGAGGATCAGAAGGCTAAACAGGCTCACGTTGATGAACTTGAACAAACAATGAAAAACGAAGCTTCTCAAGGTATGTACGGCTCTATTAAAATGGATCGTAAATAATCCTTGCAGAAGTATATTTAATTTCTGAAAGGAAACAAATCAGATGGCAAACGTTTCAAAGATTAACGGCTTTAACCCCGTTAAGCATCTAAACGGTTCACCATACAATGGTCAGGCTACAATGTACGCTCACTCATCAGGTGACAGCACTGCCCTATTCGTTGGTGACGTAGTAAAACTAGTTGGTTCAGGTAACACTTCTGGTATCCAGTACGTTACAGCCGCTACCGCCGGTACTGCCGGTACAGGTGCTGCTGCTGTTGGCGTAGTTGTTGGCGTAGTCAACACCAAGCTAGATCCAGTAACTGGTAAGATGACCAATGGTTCAATCGCTCTAGATACACCACAATATGTTCCAGCTTCAACCGAGCAATACCTAATGGTTGCTGACGCTACTGACGTAATCTACGAAGTAGAAGCTACAACTGCTGGTTCAGCTTACACCTTCAGTGCTGCTGATGTTGGTCTAAACGCCAACCTATATGCTGGTGCTGGCTCAACCACCACTGGTAACTCAGCTTACTCACTAGATATGGCTGACAACGGTACAACCGCTACTCTACCATTCAAGGTTGTTGGTATCGCTCAACGTCCAGACAACGCTCTTGGCTCAGCTTGCAAGGTTCTTGTACAGCTAAATAACAGCCAATTCAAGGGCGGCACTGGTACTGCTGGTGTATAATAGAGAAAGGAAATAAAAGATGTCTGCAATTATCACTAGTTCAAGTTTTGCGAAACTACTATGGCCCGGTCTTAACTCAATCTACGGTAAGGAATACAATGACTATCCAGTAGAATGGGAACAACTATTCGAAAAGAATACATCAGACAAAGCCTACGAAGAAGATCTAGGTCTATCTTCATTCGGTCTAGCCTCAGTTAAGTCTGAAGGTGCTCCAATCGTTTACGATACCGAGCGTCAAGGCTTCACTTCACGTTACAACCATGTCGTATACGCTCTAGGTTTCATCATCACTCGTGAAATCTACGAAGATGACCAATACGGTAAGGTTGGTGCTCAGAAGGCTAAGGCTCTAGCCCGTTCAATGCGTCAGACCAAGGAAATCGTTGGTGCTAACGTTTACAACCGTGCTTTCAACACCTCATACGTTGGTGGTGATGGTGCAACCCTAATCGCCTCTGCTGGCGGTGGTGGTTCAACCTCACATCCAAACGTTGCTGGCGGCACATGGACCAACGGCGTTGCTACTGCATCTGATCTATCAGAAGCTGCTCTAGAACAAGCCGTTATCGACATCGCTGGTTTCCGTGATGATCGTGGTCTACTAATCGCTGCTAAGCCACAAAAGCTAGTTATTCCTTATCAGCAACAGTTCGAAGCCCATCGCATTCTAGGTGCAAATGGTCGTGTTGGTACAGATCTAAACGATCCAAATGCCATCAAAGACATGAGCATCTTCAAGGATGTGGTAGTAAACCACTATCTAACTGATAGCGATGCATGGTTCGTTCTAACTGATGTTAAGGACGGCATGAAGTACTTCGAGCGTCGTGCAGACCAATTCGAAATGGACAACGACTTTGACACCGAGAACGCTAAGTTCAAGGCTACTGCTCGTTACTCATTCGGCTGGTCAGATCCACGCGCAATCTACGGTTCACCCGGCGTTTAATCGTAGATTTTAGTTAAATGTGGGGGCATTAAGTTGTCCCCACTATTTCTGTAGAGGAAAGTATGTCAGAACAAAGAGAGTTCGATATTAGCGGTGCAAAGATATACCTAGCTATCCCAAGTTACCAAGGTCATGTACCTGTGGAAACTGCAATTGCCCTAGCACAATTACCTATGTTACTAAATCAGTTTGGTTGCTCTATGTCAATCCATGCTGAACGCGGTAACGGTGTTATCACTGAAGTTCGCAATAAATTAATCACAACGTTTTTAAATTCTGATGCTGATTATTTATTTTGGCTTGATGATGATATTGTATTTAAACCAGAAGACTTAATTCGTGTTGTTGCTTTATGCTCACAGAAGAAAGTTGTTGGTGCTACATATCCGGCACGTGATGGTAGTAATAGATTTTATATTCATCCAATTGATCGGTTTGGTCCGTTTGAGTTTGATGAGATGGGTCTAGTGAAGTGTAAAGGTTTGGGAATGGGTTTTGTATGCATGTCCCGCGAAGTTGTTGAAGCTGTTTGTAAAGACAAACCAACCTACAAGAAGACTAAAGAAAGTAGTTCAGTATTAGAAATCTTCCGTAATGGCGTAGTAGATGGAGAATATTGGGGTGAAGATATGAACTTCCTCTATGATCTCTATGCACTAGGTTATATTACATATGTAGATTCTGATATTCATCTACAGCACGTAGGAACTAAATACTACGATGCAAAATTCACGATTAAAAATCAAGGAGAACAGTAATGCCTACAGGTATCATTGGACCTCAAGGCGTAACCGTTATTACCCCACCAGCACGTGAGAAACTTAGTAAAGTTGCTCAAATCACTGCTGCTGACGGTTCTACTGGTTTTGCCGCATTCGGTCTACCAAAAGATGCATTTATTGCTGGTGTTTATGTCATCAGCGCGGGTGCTAACACTACTCAGACAATCAAAGTTGGTTTTTCCAGCGGTGGTGCTGAACTAGTAAGTGATTATGCTCCTAACTCAACTGGCTTTGACACCGTTGGTGCTGCTGCCGGTACAGCCGTTGGTACTGAACTAACTGCTGATAAAACTGTTTATGCTAAGGCTAGTGCTACACTAACTAGCACAGTTACAGTTATTGTTGACTACTGGGTTGTTCCAGTCGGACAAGGCTACTAATAAAAATAATACTTAGTAGTAGCTAAGAAGTAATTCCATAGGGGAGCGTATTTGTTAATAGCAGTACCTCCCCTATTTTTATTTATAATATACTAGACTCGGTTCTTAATGTGCACCGTACTTGGTGAAAGGAAAAAATTATGTCAATGAACGCATGGATTAAATCAGGTAAAGTTTATGAACTAACTCCTGCTGCTGGTATTACTACCGCAACCCCAACATACGGCACTCCCGTATATAAAGATTCCCCCTACGCTTCGTTCCAAGCTATTGAAACTGGCACTGGCGCAGTAACTGCGACTGTCATTGTTCAAGCATCAAACGATGAAGCTACTTACAAAGGTAATGCCTCTAACTGGATTACTATTGCTACTATCACTTTAAGTGGTACTACATCAACCACAGATGGTTTTACAACTGTGGCTCCTTGGAAGTATGTTCGTGCAGGTGTAACTGCTATCTCTGGTACAAGCGCAACAGTCAAAGTACTCATGGGTGTATAAATGTCTGTTACTACAGAATATGTGTACGGTTCATATTATGAATCTACACTACCATACTTAGATGACTATGGTGTCACTGATTCCAAGTACGGCGTAGTTGTTGATCCATATTCACCAACGTTTGCTTTCTTACTATTGGAAGATGGTTATAAACTTCTCCAAGAAGATGGCAGTGAAATTTTACTTTAAGGATTAAATATGGCTAGTACTCATTTTACTACCGGTACTACAATTACTAGTGAATGGCTTAATGATGTTAACGATGCTGTTTATGAAGGTAATATTACTGCTGAAGGTGTACAATATACACCACCATTTACTGATAGCGTTACTACAAATGTTCAAAATAAACTTTCTGAAATAATTACAACATCTGATTTTGATGGTGTAACTAAAACAGTATTAAATACAACAAATCAATCAGTTGCGGTTGGTGAAGAAGCATTATTTAATTCTGTAAATAGTCCATATTCTGTTGTAATTGGCAATCAAGCTGCACATGAAACAACTGACTCTGGGTATATAACAGCAATTGGCTTTCAAGCTGGTTACGCGTCTACTGGTGAATCTGCTGGTTTTTGGACAGCAGTTGGATACAAAGCCGGTGCATCTTATGTTGGTCAGTTTGAGCAATATGGCAGTGTTTTTGTTGGCAACAGCTCTGGCACAAATAACAATGATGTCTCACTGAACTCTATTGACAACACTTTAGTTGGTAGTGCCACTGGTCAACAAATGGTGTATTTGGGCAACGGTCCGTATGGTCCTGATGGCCCACCTCCAGATGACTTGACGTATGGCGGCGGTAGAAATACCGCTTTTGGTGCTGGTGCTTTGCAACTTACATCAAATGGTTCATACAACACAGCTATTGGTTTGGAATCCATGCAAAAAAACACGCATGGTAAAAACAATACGGCGGTTGGGTATCAAACACTTTGGAACGGAAATGATATTGTTTTAAGTGTTGCGCTTGGAACTCAAGCTGGTTGGCGCGGCACAGCAAACCGTGAAAACACGTTTGTAGGTTACAATGCTGGTTATTGGGACATGGGTTCTTACAATACCGCATTGGGGGCTTATGCGCTTAGTACGGCAGGTGGAAGCGGACAATTCGATTCAAGTTTTAATAATGCAAATAATATTGCCATTGGTGCGTATTCATTAGCAAGCAATAAAACAGGTGATAATAACGTAGGGATCGGTTTTGAGGCAATGTACAGCCTTACTGATAACAGCGATAACAATACTGCTGTTGGACATCAAGCAGGTAAGAACGGCAACACGACTGATGGTAACAATACGTTTGTCGGATACCGAGCTGGTTACAACGTTGACAACGGGTATAACACGGCACTTGGTCGCCTTGCTTTGGCTGGAACGGCTGGAGCGCAAAACACGGCACTTGGTCAACGTGCGTTAGAAGTAACTACAGGAGCAGAAAATACAGCTATTGGAGCGCGTTCTGGGTCTGGTATTACTACGGGTAATCAAAACGTTATTCTTGGTTCCTATGACGGTTCTGCCGCACCCATTTCTGCCAGTGGTAGCAACTATGTGGTTTTGTCAGACGGTGCTGGCAATGTTAAAGCACATGTTGCTAGCACAGGATCATGGTTTCAATCAAGCAATTCTGCATCTTGGGCAACCACTTCTGATGAACGACTAAAGAAAAATATTACAAGTCTTGAAAATTCTCTTGATGTAATTCTTAAACTTCGCGCTGTTGAGTTTGATTATATTCAAGATAATAAGCACGATTTAGGTTTTATTGCTCAAGAATATGCAGAAACATTGCCAGATCAAGTGTCAGACCGTGGTGATGGATATTTGGCGATTCAGCAAAATTTAGTACCACATTTAGTAAAAGCAATTCAACAGCAACAAGCGATGATTGAACAACTTGTCGCCAAAATTGACATCTTGGAGAATAAATAATGGCTGACTTAAAAATTTCACAACTTCCAGCATCAACAATACCGTTAGATGGAACAGAAGTATTACCTCTTGTTCAAAGTTCAACAACTAAAAAAGTTTCTGTTGATAATTTAACAGCAAACAAAGTAACAAAAGTCACATCAACAGATAACGCAATTGTTAGATTTGATGGAACTTCAGGAAACGTTCAAAATACAGCAGCAACTATTGATGATAGTGGTTTAATGACCATTCCTGTTAGTGGTGGAACAGCTAATGTAACAGGATTAACTATTAGCAGAAATACAGATACTTTGAATGATGGAGTTTCTATTTCTCTTAGCACTAATGGGCGTACCTCTGGCATTAAACATATTCAACCAGGTGGTGGCGTTGGTCGATTGTATCTTTCTGTGCAAGGTAACGATCAAGTTCAAGTAGATTACGATGGTCTTGTAACTGTATTAAACAATAATCTTAAAATCGGCACATCTGGCAAAGGTATTGACTTTAGCGTAACTGCTAGTGGCTCTGGCACAATGACTTCAGAGTTACTGGCTGACTATGAAGAAGGTGAATGGAATCCAACAGTTACATCCAGCGTTGGTGCTATAACATCATATACAGCAACAGGAACTTACACCAAAATCGGTCGATTGGTTACAGTATTCGCAGTTATTACAATTACAAATGTAGGAACTGGCTCAGGTGGAATATTAGTTGCTGGATTACCTTGGGCCGTTACTTCATCAGCAATTGGTACAGGACGAGATGTAGTGGCAAGCGGATACCTAGTTTCTGCTTCTTATTTTAATTCTGAAAAGTTGTATGTCGCAAATTACAATAATACATTCCCAGTAACGACCAATAGCAAAGTGGTTATGTCTGCTCAATATTACGCATAAGGAATCATTATGTCGCTTACGAAAGTTTCATATTCAATGATTCAAGGGGCACAAGTTAATGTGCTTGATTTTGGCGCAGACCCTACAGGCGTTGCGGATAGCACTGCTGCTTTAACCGCTGCTGAAGCACAAGCCTTTGCAGATAGTGCTACGTTATATTTGCCGCCGGGCACATACAAACAAAACGGTGCATTGGAATACCGCTGTTCAATGGTTGGGTATGGTGCGACTATTCAAAACACTACTAACACACCTTACAGCTCTAATTGGGGCGACTCAACTGTTAAGTTTAACACGCAGTCTTTTTTGTACGTTAAAGGCTTGACTGTTAATGGTAACGCTAAAGCGCCTGGAATTGGTTTGCTTACTTGCAGCAATATAACTTTTGAAGATTGCGTTGTTGAAAATTGCATGGGGCTTTGTTTTAATAACTACTCTGGCAGTTTTAACAGTTACATAAATTGTGTTGCTGATGGCGTTGTCTATAAAACAACAGGTGGTTCAAATGAACCCGCAGATGGGTTCTATTCAGGTGAGAGCAACAACACCTCTTATCTAAATTGCATCGCCAGAAACTTTGAGCGTATTGGATTTGTTTCAGACGGCACTCTTTCTAGCAAATGTTTTATGCAACGATATGTGTCGTGTGTGGCTTACAACGCAAGTAATGTTGATAGGTCAACCACCGAATACAACGCTGGGTTCTGGATGGAAAACACTAACGGCGTGCTTATGGATGACATCACCGTTTACAGCATTGCTGGAAGGCCTGGGCAAACCAATAACCGAGTGCGCGGGATTGTTTTGTTGGCGGTAGGCGACACGACTGCACGACCTGCAACTTTAACAAATTTTTCTGTCGGCGACACAAGCGGGACATTACCGGTAGGGATTTCGGTGTACGGTTCTGCTAGTTTGGCAAATGTTGTTGTCCAAAACGGCGTAGTGTTGCACGCAAATGTCGGTGTTGCTACCTTAGGTGGCTTAAATAGCTTAACTGTTGAAAACGTACAGTTTGATAGCATGAGGTATGACTCATCCTCGCATGGTGGTGTTGTTGTCGATTTACAAAACAACATAAATTACATCACAATGCGTAATTGTTCTGAAACGCAAGCCGTATATACAAGCACTGACGCGGCAACTTTTAACGTGTTTTATGGTGGTACTGGCGGGGGTAGAATTGTTACTTTAGAAAATTGTCAAGGAATTTCATCACGAACCGTTAGCGGAATTCAGCAATTTTTTGTTTCAAACAGCACAGTGTTGGCGCGTAGCACAAACTTTGGGTGTTTTGACGCAGAAGAACTGCTGTTGACAAATTCTGACTTACGTCAAGCTGGCAGCAGAAGGTTGTTTTTAAGTGGTAACACTTCCAATACCGCAACCGCACAAGTATCCAACTGCTCTTTCCATGATTTTACTAACGGATTTGAAATTACGTCTGGACGCGATTTGTTGATCGATGGGTGTAAATTTTATGATTCACGTATTGATTGGGCTATGAATAACGACAATGTATTGCTCAAAGTAACAAATAGTTTATGGAAAAATACGACGTCTGGTCTTGCCGCTATACGTGCAAATTTTTACGCAAAATCAAACGATAATTTAATTGCACAAAATAACTCTTTTTATGTAAACACGGTTGCTAATGCAATCGCGCTGTGGAATACAAGCCCTGACTTTGTAATGTTGCAAGGCAATAATTACCAGTCAACTAATCTGTCTAATTTGACAGTAACAACATCAGCTAATAATTACCCTTGATGTAATCTTTTAATAACAGGCTGGATGGCCTATTTGGAAACAAAAATTATTGCTAACGCAAAGGAAAAATCATGGCACTAGAAAAAACAGTAGTAGTTGATCTTATTGAAACAATTGAGAATGGTTGCGTTCAAGTTCGTACCAAAACCGCTATTCTTGAAGATGGCGTACAAATCTCTGGTACATTCCATCGTCATGTTGTAGTACCCGGTCAGGACTACAGCAAAGAAGATCCACGCGTACAAGCGATTTGCGCTGCTGTGCATACACCAGAAGTGGTTGCTGCATATCAAGACGCACAGGCGGCTGTAGCTGAAGCTGCTCAAGAAGCTAACAAGCCTGTAGCGGAATGATTGTAGCCCTGCTATTCATCTTCATCCTTCTTCAGATTGCGGACAGCCTAACAACTGTTCACATTCTGAAGCAAGGTGGTCGGGAAGCTAATCCAGCACTTGCTTGGTTATTTGACAAAGTAGGCATGATTCCAAGTCTTGTTGTTATGAAACTATTAGCAATAGGCGCAGTAACATGGGCTTGGAATCTGTGGATTACTGTTGCGCTTTGTGTATTTTATATGGGCGTAGTTGGCTGGAACAGTTATCAAATCTGGAAAACAAAATGAAACTAACTGACTGTTTACCATTAGATAAAGCATATCACGTTATAGCTGGTGTTGTGATTTTTGCATGTACACAATGGCTGCTTGGTGTATGGTCTTTGTTTGTTGTATTAATTGTAGCTACATTAAAAGAAGCTTATGATAAGTACACAGGTAAAGGTACACCAGAAATAAGGGATCTTGTGTTTACTTTGGTAGGTGGTCTGTTAGGATTACTTTGTACTTTTAAAGGAATATCATGAATCAAAATGATTTATATTACATTCCCGGTTCGTGGAATGTGATTTGTGATAGTTGTGGTAAGAAGATTAAGGCATCAGAAGCCAAACAACGTTGGGATGGTTTAATCGTCTGCCCAGATGACTTTGAAATGCGCCAACCGCAAGACTTTGTTAAAGCACGTGCAGATAAGATTACTGTTCCATTCACACGCCCACGACCTACAGATGAATTTGTATTTAGTTGTGATTTATTTACATCTAGCGGTGTGGCTGATGTGGGTGTTGCTGATTGTGCTCAAGCTGATAACGATGAGTTTTGGACTCAGTTTTATAATAGTTTAAATAACGATTATCAAGATTGGCAAAAGCAATGGTGTACTCCAACAACACGTACAGCAATTGCTGGTGTTGGTTACGCTGGCTGTATGACTGCTGGCTATAATTTACAAGGATATTTATAATGGCTAGTACTACATTCGTAGATTCACAAACACCTGTAGTAGCCGCATGGCTTAATGATGTAAACGATTTTGTTTATAGTGGTATTCCACCCTCAGGATCACGCCCACGTGGTACTGTAACTGCTACTGCTGGTCAAACAGTGTTTACTGTACCATTTACATATTCTGTGGGTACTAACTCACTTAATGTGTATATCCAAGGTATTAAACAAATTCTTGGATCAAGTTATGCAGAAACAAGCACAACGTCTGTGACTTTCACAGAGGGTGTTCCTGTAGGTTGTGTTGTTGAATTTGATACACTATAAGGAGACATCATGACTACTTCAGGTACATATGATTTCTCTGTAAATCGTGATCAACTAATCACAGGTGCATTACGTCTAGCTGGTGTTATCGCTCAAGGTGAAACTCCAACATCATCACAAATCAGTGATGCTGCTACCACATTAAACATGATGGTCAAAGCATGGATGGCTGATGGTATGCCACTCTGGGCAATTCGCACTGTGACTATCACACCAGTAGCAAATCAAAACACATATTACTATGATACACCAAAATTACTAAAACCAATTCAAGCATGGAACCGTCAAACTTCAAGTCAAGTTGATATTCCAATGCGTATGATTTCACGCGAAGAA